AGGGTCAACCCTCTCAGCCGACGACACAATATACCCCGGCGAATTACGGTCAACCCAGCAACCAAGTTACGCCACAATCGGCTCCGCTGACCTGGTCTCCCAGCCAGGAATCCTCGCCCAATTATTCCCCAACTTACTTAACGGGATCCTCAGCGGCGCAGGCCAACGCGGAAGTGGACAGCGCGATCGCGGATTATTACAATCTGAGCAACGAAACCCGTCAGGTGATCGACGCGTTCGGGATGGAAGCTCCGGCAGTTCTGAACCAGTACGCACTAAACCTGGAAGGAATGCTCGACAGCGCCGTGGCGTGGGGAAGTCAAGCTCAAGAAGTAATTAAAGGCTATGCCAACTTCGCTGTAAATGAGCACCAAGAGAATCTCGCTTACAACGAAATCCTGACCAACCCTGATGTTCTGAGTGATTACACTCTGAAGTTCTTTGGTCCGGAAGGTCCGTACCCCGTGTACGAAAACGAAGCTCAGCTTGAAACTCGTGGTTATCCCACGCAAGAAGTTCAGCCTGCAGTTAACAATCAGTTCCCTGCTCCTCCGGCAGCAGCAGCTCCCCAGTCTCCTGAAAATTTCTGGGGCAGCTTTAGCGAACAAATGAATGTTGACCCTCAGAATGCCTGGCGCCTTCTGAACCAAGCTCAGCCTCAAACCGTTGCAAACAAATTGTTTGTGATGGAGTGATAAATAGCCGGTAGTTTAGTAAAATTACCGGCTGCTAAAATTTGTGTTAGATAAGACATTAAAATCGAATGTCTGAATCTTCCACCCGATAACAATTTCCTGCGATCCTGGAGGATAAACAAAAGTGTTCATTGATACCGATTTTCCCAAGATTCTTGGTGCGGAACTTTACCGTCCACATCCTGCCTACATTGCCGAAATGGCTGTAGAGCCTGTGGTGGTCCATGACTTCACTCGTCAGCCCGGTCAGACTGTTCAGTTAGACCGCTATAAGTTCTGGGGTACTCCTGGTACCAAGGACAGCCGTGAGCGCGTGTCCGACCAGACTATTGGTACCGCCAACAGCCGCAACATCACCAAAGAAAAGGTGCTTGTTGTGCTGAAAGAGTACACCGGCCCTGCGGATCCGGGTGATCCGACCCAGCCTTCTACTTTCAAAATTGCCCGCGAAACCCTGGTTACCGCTCAGCGTCTGCTGCTGGATACCGGCAACCTCAACATGTTCCACCAGAGCATTGGTTCTCTGACCCTGCTCGACGACTATCGCCGCTGGCGTGATCGCGTCTTCATTGACGAACTCTCCAAAGCTGAAGCCAACGGTGCTGCTTCTACTTCTCAAGGTGGTTACTACTTCGCTGGTAATAAGACCAAAGACGCTTCTGGCCGTATTGCTTACACCTCTGCTGAGTATGGCAATCAGGTCCAGCAGTTCTCTGTTCGCACCGACCTTCTGACTGTTGTCAAGGATCTCCGCAAGCGTAACGTTCCTACCTACGCTGACGGCCTCTATCGTTGCATCTGCGACCCCACCTTCATGATGCATCTGCGTCGTGACAGTGACTTCCGTGAGATCGCACGTTACGCCGGTAATCCTGGTCAAGGCATGTACATGGGCAACCCCATGATGCCTAACAACTCCAGCTTCTACATGGGTCCCCAGGCTGGCCAAGCCTACTTCCTGGCTGGTGAGCCCGTGATGCCTACTGGCGTCCAGTTTGAAGGCGTGAAGTTCTTCGAGTCCACCAACTTCCCGACCAAGAACGTTCAGGCCACCTTTGATTCCGGTGGTGCTGCTACCTATGCTTCTGAAGAGGTTGCCCAAGGTTACTTCTTTGGTCCTCAAGCCCTTGGTGTTGGTATCGGCGGCCCCAACGCTCAGGTGCTGATCAACAACAACGATGACTTCAGCCGCTTCATCATCCTCATCTGGCAACTGTATGCTGGCTTCGAGATCCTGAACAAGGACTTCGTTACCACCGCATTCAGCTTCGTCTCTGATGACGGCACCATCTGATAATCTATAGAAATAAACATTCAGGAGAGATAAATGACCTATTTGTCCGCCAAGAAAATTTACCCCGGTAACTGGGCTGAGCCCCTGAACGGTTGGTATCGCAACATTGACACCAATGACAGCGGTAGCAACAATGCTTCCAAGGGTGGCCCCACTTCTGTCCTTGCAATTCCGGGTTGGCGCTATTTCCAGCAACGTGGTTATGTCCCCGTGACCGCCACTTCTGGTGCTGGCGCAGTTGCCGAAGCAAGTGTGATCGTTCCTTCACCTTATCGCAACGACGACACCCGTCCTGATATTACCGGTATGGTTGTCTCCGGTAGCTCCACGCTGCCTTCCTACATCTATCGCGCAACTATTTCTGTTGCTTCTGGCTGGGGTGATGGTCGTGTTGCTTCTGGTGTGTATGCCGCCACTGGTAACGTGATCACCTTCGGTCGTGACAACAGCGGCCCTGTTGCTTCTACTGGTGTTGGTGAAGCCGTTGCTCAGGCAAACCTAACTTCCACCACCTCTGGTTCACAGGCCGGTGAGATTTACTTCGCTGGTGGTTCTGCCGCTTACAGCACCAACCCCCTGGCCACTAACTCCGGTGTGCTTGGCGTGGGTGTTTCCGGTGTGTATAAGGAACTCACTGCTTCCACCACCTTTAAGGTGTTTGCCCGCGAGAGCACTCTCTCTGGAACCACTTCCGGTGGCTTCTATATTTCCAGTGGAGACTCCAATGCTGGCCGTACTGGTTACCTAGTTGTCGAGGCTTGCTACATTCAACCGGATGAAGCTCCTGGCTACGAGGATATCGACGGCTACCTCCTGGGACGCACTGTTAGCTGATAATTAAGGTATTATGGGACCAGGTAATGTTTTATCTGGTCCTATGCTTTATCAGCACAAAAAAACTGGCGCCCGAGTAAAGGTTGTTAGCGAATGGGATGACGGCGATTGGTTTATGGTTGAAGACCAAGATGGTCGTCTTTATACCGCATACAAGACAGAGTTGCTTCCTGATGAAGCAGCAACGAAGAAAGTAAAAACCTTACAAGTTAAAGACAAGGCTGCAAAAGAAGAGCCTCGTAGTTTTCCACCAGATAATCGCCTTAATTTAAATGCTGCAACACCGCAGATGATTGCTGATCATATCAAGGGTATTGGCCTTAAGACAGCAAGAGAGATTAAAGATTTGCAAATGTCACTATCGGGGGAACGGTTCAATAACCTGGAGCAGTTAAGACAAATTAAGCGTATCGATTGGGATGCGGTGTTTGCGGCCAATTTAGTACGTGTTTAACAGATAAAGCCCCTGGAACTACCAGGGGTTTTTAGTTTTAGAATAGAAAATAAAAAGATAATGGCAGGACTAATACCAATTGGAGTTATTGCAAATCCAGGTGAGGATATTTTTCCTACGACTGGGCCACATCTTGATGTGCGTGTCAAGAAAGGAGGCAAATATATTAACCCAATGACTGCAAGGACAGTCCTGCAAAATGTCCTGGTAGGCAAAGACAAAACTCCTTTATTCAGGCAAGATCAAGGTCAATTCACTCCCAGCTTTACAATTACTTCTCCATACGGTGAGAGGAAGGCACCGACCGCTGGAGCCTCTGCATTCCATAAGGGTATTGATATTGGCATTCCTGGTGGAACCCAGCTTGCATACAAAGGATATGGAACTTACACACCCGGAGAAGGACTGGGTCGATTACAAACACAAGTCAATGGTGATGCATATGAACTTGAGTTTTTACATACAAAGCCAGGCAAGCAAGCAAAGGTAGATCAACCCCAGGCAGCAGCAAATCCCTTCATGCCTGAGTTTATTAGCCCAACTGCTGCATTTCCCAGTCAAGATTCTGAATCAAGAGCCAGGGATGTCCTTAAAGCTTTTATCTATGGCACTCAGCTTGGCGGCGGACGAGAGCAAGAGAAACCACAGAAATCATTTCAACAACAACTTAAAGAACAAATTGTCGGCGGAATACTAAATCAAGCAATGAATCCTATGGGATTCTTGCAACAATATTCTTCACAGGATCCATATCTCATGGGACGACGCACTTCAAATCAAGATTATTTTGATCAGTTCTTTAGTTGATTACTTGCTTTTATAATAAAACAATAGCGAGAAAAACACGTGCAGTTATCCAGTTTTGACAAAAGCCGAGTAAGATACCACCTGGGATACTTCACGGTTTCTGTCCCAGCGGGTGACTATGCTCGTCTTGAAGAAGCTATGAATACCATTCCGGATTCATACTTCTATAACAAGATTTCTCTGCAAATCAGTCGTTGCGATACTGCTGAAAAGAAAACAGAAGTCGCCACGTCACCTTCCACTCGCCTGGAAAGTATTGCAGGTGATGTTGATCGTACGATTCGTTCCAGTAATGCCAAAGAAGCATTAAAAGTCTGGGATGAAATCTATCTGTACGAAACCAATCGTCTTGCACAGATCCTTTATGTACCAAATTACAAGGATCCATTCCAGGCTCGGTATCGTTACGAGCGCTCTGGTGCTGAATTTATCCAGGCATTACCTGGCCCAGCCGACACCTCTGTCGGTTCAAATGTTTATTTAAACCTTAACTGGAGGTAGTCATGCCTATTGGTAATCTTCTTAAGTTTGGCGGGCGGGCATTAGGCCAAGCCACAGATCCGACAAATTATAAGTTTTTAAAAGAAGCAGCAGAAGGTATCTTGAGTCGCACAGTGCCTCAAGGCGTGAATTTTGGCGCACTCCCCACTCAGTTTTTAAATACGCTCACTGATATTCAGCAAATGGCTCCAGGGGCAGCCAAGGAAGCCGCAAGAAATAAAGCAAAGACAACTTTGACTAGAGCAGCCAGGACTCAAGGTCCAGCCCCAAGGCCCGCAGGACAAGGATCAAGTGGTGCATTAAGAGCACCTTCTGTTGGAACACAACCAGTACGCCCTACGCCAACTACAGTTGCTCCAAGAACAAACATCCCTGGCAGCCCACTTGCTACTGATTATGCGTTGAGCCGTCAAACAGGCATGACCCAAGCCTTGGGAAAAGCGAGAAATGCAGCTCAACCCGCTGCTCAGAATTTTTTGGGCCGCATGATGAGTGCAGGTGGTGGAAAAGTTGGTTTTGGCTTTGATCTTTTAAATCCCGTTCCTGGTATTGGAATGGGTGGATCCCTTGCATCTGCCCTGGGGCTAGGTGGCGCCGCTGGTTTAGCAACAACAGTGGGCGGTGGCTTACTCGCTGCTGGTGCTTTTGACGCAGCTTTTCCGCAAGGTGTAGCTTCTGGAACATTGGATGCAGAACGTAAACGTGGTGGATTTAAAGATAAAAGTGCTAAATACCGCACTGCTTTGTCAGCTGGACTAAGCCCTCTTGAAATGAGAGGACTTTATGGCGGTAGTGGTGATATGGATGCAGGCCCCAGTACAGTTAGTGGTGGATCTACTGGACAACAACCCCCAGCAGACACTGGCGTAGAAAAGGGTGGACGCCAAGCAGGATCCACTGGCTCCACATCATTAGATCCCAGGGAACGTGCATATGTAGAGGAAGTTTCTCGCCTGGCGCAACAGGCACAAACAGATCCTTACTTCCAGCAGATGCAGCAGTATGAAGCTGCTCGCGGTCAGGGTGCTCCCGCTGCAGAGTTAGGACGTGCAATTAGTGCAGCCAAATTTGGTACACCAGAGCAACGCATGCAGCAAACCGTGGGTCGGTTCAATCCACAGATGGCAGGCATGCCTGGGTATCCTGCAACACGTGAAGCATTTGAACAGCAAAGGCCGTTCATCGCCCCAGAAGAAGAGGCACGCATTGGTGCAATGGATATGGCCTCACAAGCCCTCCAGGGAGCCATGCAGGGTCAAGCTGGTACACAGTTCCCAGCACAGGCCTTAGGCGTGATGCAGCGCCCTGCAGGTGTCTCTCCTAACACTTCGGCATTTGCTGGGCCACAGGCTGGTCAGGCTGGAATGAGTATGTCACCAACGACAGATATTTCTGCTCTTCCAGAGGAAGCAAAAGCTGAATTCTTGAAGCGTCTCCAAAGTTTCCGCCCAATGTAAAATGGCAACACCTAGACTTACAAAACAACAACTTGCTCAATACGCAAGGCAAGCGGGATTTAAAGAGAATGAAATTCCCATGATCGTTGGGATTGCTGGTGCAGAATCCAGGTATGATCCCAAAGCTCTTAATCCAAACGTAAGTACAGGTGATGAATCTTACGGTCTCATGCAAATTAACATGCTTGGGGCCATGGGACCAGAACGCCTGAAGCAGTTTGGATTGAAATCTAAAGAGCAGCTATACGATCCATTAACCAACCTTAAAGCTGCCAAAACAATTTACGAACAACAAGGCCCTGGAGCTTGGTCTGTTTATCGCTCAGGTGCCTATAAGGATTTTCTGCCTAGTGAAACAGAAATTAAACCCATGGCATTGCAAGGTGCTGGTATGCAGGTGCCAACACCACAATCCCCTGGTGCATCAGATGACAGATCTGTTGAACAAATCCTTGGCCAGGCATTGGGACTGATCAAAAAACCTGAACTTGAAAAAACAAAAAGTTTGACGGAAACAATTAAAGAACAGGTCGTTAAATCTGTACTGCCAACCTTAATTAACCCAATGGGTATGTTTGGAGGTTTCTAATGTCTAGATACTCTGAATACATCTCAGAATCTTACGGTCCTAGCAATATCTATTCTGGTTATTTACCGGGGGATGTTGCAAGGGCTGGAACAAGTCAGTACAGACGTGCCAATACTCCAATGGATATTACTGACTACATTGCCTCAAAACGATTTATATTCTCACCAGACAAAGAACCTCCAGATGGCGGAGAAAGATTTCAAACTTTTTTGGCTCTTCAAGCAAATCCAGATGCCCTGGTTGAAAATAGATTAAAAAATAATCCGGGTTTTTTGAACGCCATTTCAATGTTAAGAAGGTAGACTATAATTAACGAAATAGTTGTCAAAAGAAGTAAATGTCGTCTACCGCCACGAACAAACAAGCGTTATTTGTAGACAGGCCGTTGTTTGATTCTGTACGAATCACAACGCAAACAGTTGGTAGCGCTTCTTCCAATACCTTATTTGTGCAGGGTGGTCAGGCGCCATCCATCCTTGTTGACATGGATGCAGCACTAAGTGATGACAGTAATAGTGGTGGTGTAATTGATTCAATTACCATTGTTCGAAACGATTATTATCGCAGCGCAGACTATACAGTTTCAAGCGGTACTTCGGGAAATGTAATTTCTTTGTCTAGTGGTCAAATTGTTTTTGTCCAAGACACCGGAGTTGTTGGCACTGCACCAGCAAGTGGTTATGGGTATTACACATATACAGGTGCTACTACGCTAACTGGAGTAAATACATCATTTGAATACTCAGGCGGTACATCTAGTGGTTTCCTGTATAACGGTGTTATTTACGACAATCGTCCTGAAGTGACTTTTGTGTTTTATCAAACACGTAATACTACAACCCCAATTCCTGGCTCCGGTGATTACCGAATTCTTTTTGCTAAGCGTGTTCCAGCAAATACTAATGCAGTTGATTGCTCAGATGTGATGCCTCAACTTGCTGTACCTGTTGTTGGTGCGGGCAATACAAAT